TTGTTGGCAAGGAAGCGTTCCCTGTTCTTGGTTACTTAGATGAAAGTAAAGAAAATAGAACAGGTGTATCTAAGGCTTCAGCAGGCTTAAATGCTGATGCTTTACAATCAAGCACCAAAGCTGCGGTAGCAGCAACCATGTCTGGCGCACAAGGTCGTATCGAATTAATTTGCAGACACTTTGCCGAAGGCGGTATGAAAGATCTATTTACTTTGGTTAATAACTTGGTTATCAAACATCAAAATGCACAAGATGTCTTCAGGCTTAATGGTAAGTTTGTTCCGGTTGATCCTAGATATTGGGATGCTGACAAAGACCTAGTATGTAATGTTGCAATCTCTAAATCTTCAGACGAAGAGAAGTTTGCAATCCTTGGCTCACTCGCAGGCAAACAAGAACAAATCTTACAAACTCTAGGGCCAAGCAATCCTATGGTGTCCTTACAGCAATATTCAAACACACTTGCAAGAATGATCGAGATGGCAGGATTTAAAGATCCTGAATCCTTTGTCAATACTGAAGTACCACCAATGCCACCCGCACCGCAAGAAACTAAGCCTGATGCGGCTGAGTTACTCGCACAAGCTGAAGCACAAAAAGCACAAGTCCAAGCACAGAAAGCTATCATTGATGCAGAAACAGATCGCATGAAGATTATCATGGACGATGATCGAAACAGAGATATTGAAGAAGCACAGATTAGACTTAAAGCCGCAGAACTTATTGGTAAATATGGAACCCAGGTCAACATAGCAGAAATAAATGCTATCATGGAGCGTGACCGAGAAACTATCAGGCAAACTGCAAAAGACCAAGCTCAAGGACTATTTACTGGAAATGTCCCACAAAATATTTGACATTGAAGTAATGGAAGGAGATATGATCTATAAAGGTTCTGAGATCAAAGCTAAAAATAAAGATCATGCACTTCAAATAATGATACTTATGTCAGGTGGTCAGGTAAATGAAAACTCAGAGATCATAAGTTTCGAGGAGAAAACTTTACACTAATGGCGATTACATACAGAGGTGAAAGATTTAGCGGTTATAACAAACCCAAAAGAACACCAGGCAAATCTAAAAAGTTTGCTGTACTTGCAAAGAAAGGTGACAAAGTAAAACTTGTTCGCTTTGGTGATCCCAAAATGACAATCAAAAAAGACCAACCCAAAAGAAGAAAATCCTTTCGTGCTAGACATAAGTGCGATACCAACCCACCAGATAAGCTAACCCCTAGATATTGGTCTTGTAAGAAATGGTAGGTATAATCCTACTATGGAAATATTAATAATAATTATACTCGTAGGTGTCGTAGGTTATTTAGTCTATGATAAACACAAAGAATTCATTAAAGATAAGATTAATCATTGGCTATGAAACGTAAGTTTAGGAAAGTTCCAAAAACCAAAGGGGGTGTTCCAAAAAAATATGTTTCAGGCGCTAAGAATAAGAAAAAGCGCGAAGCAGAAATCAAACGAACAGCTAAACTTTACAGAGCAGGTAAATTAACACCTGCAATGATGAATCGAATCTCAAAAATGAGGGCTAAAAGTGGCAAGTAAAGAAGAAGTCATAGATAAGTATTCCAAATCAAGCGGAATATCTAAGTCTACACTCAGAAAAGTCTACAAACGTGGGCTTGGTGCTTACTACAGCTCTGGTTCTCGTCCAGGTGTATCTGCTCATGGTTGGGCTTCCGGGCGTGTTCGCAGTTTTGCGACAGGCAAAGGCGGTGCAAGAAAGGCGGATGCAGATTTATTAAGGCCTAAAAAGTCAAAGAAAAGGAGTTAATATGGGTTACGGATATGGAAAGCCTAAAAAAAAGAAAGGCAAAAAGAAAAAGGTTAAAAAATAATGCCATTTAGCAAATATTCACCAAAACAAAAGAAACTTGCTAGAGTTGCAAAGCCTAGAACTAAAATTACTAGCGCAGACTTTAAAAAACTTAAAAAAGCTAAGAAAAAAAGAAAATGAAAAAGAAAGTTAAAGCTCCAAAAGGCTATCATTTTATGAAAGTTGGTAAAGGTTATCGTTTGATGAAAAATAAAGGTAAGTTTGTACCGCATAAAGGAGCATCTACTTCTGCTGAGTTTGAAGTTATTACCAAGCACAAGTGAGTAAGCCTGAGAAAAAAATTAGATTTGAAACCTTTGCTGAATTAAGCAAGTACATGGAAAACAATACCAAGCGACAAAAGAAAAAAAATGAAAAACAAAATAAAAAGCATAGTAGGTAGTTTAGCACCCACACTTGGAGCAGCTTTAGGTGGCCCTTTAGGTGGCCAAGCTGGTCAAATATTAAGTAGTGTATTGGGCGTACCTAACAGTCCAAAGTCTATAGAAAATGCAATGCAAAATCTTACAGCCGATCAAATGGTTGCTCTCAAAAAAGCAGAGAAAGATTTTGAAGTGCAAATGAAAGAGCTTGAGGTTGATGTTTTTGCACTAGAAACCGAAGATGTGCAAGATGCTAGAGATAAATTCAGCAATGATTGGACACCTAAAATTTTAGGTATTTCATGTGCTGTTGGTTTCTTTAGCTATATTGCAATCATAACTCTCTACCCGCAGCCAGAGGCAAACGATGACGTGACGATGATAGTTATCGGCGCGATTACGGGCATATTTACAAGCGTGATTTCATTCTATTTCGGAAGCTCAAACAAAAGATGACTTGGAAAAACTTTAAACTTGATGAATTCAAGTGCAAACATTGTGGTAAAAACGAGATAAATCATAAATTAGTTGATAAACTACAAACATTGCGTGATGACCTAGGATTCCCCCTAGTTATATCATCTGGCTATAGATGTCCCGAACATCCTATAGAAGCTAAGAAAAGCAAGCCAGGCACACACGCACTAGGTCTAGCAGTTGATATAGCTGTTAGTCACCAAAAAGCATTAGAGGTGTTATACAAAGGTATAGCACATGGTTTTACAGGCATAGGAGTTAATCAAAAAGGCAATGGACGATTTATACATTTGGATATCGCAGAAGTGGAAAATTATAGCCCACGCCCTCACATCTGGAGCTACTGACTTTTATTGATATGGAGATCTCAGGCTACATCGTTTGGAATATCATAGTTACTTTGGTCTTAGCACCTTTAGTCTATGGCATAAGAAAAAATGAAGCTGAAGTTAAGCGGGTTGATATTTTGCTCAATAAAACTAGAGAAGAAGTAGCAAGAGATTATCTAACAAGAAATGAACACACAATAGAATTTCAAAGATTAATAGACAAAATAGATAAACTTGATGCTAAAATAGATAAACTAATTACAACTTAATATGAACGGATTTAATTTTTTTACAGGCTTACCAACAGGACTACCAATAAAAAACCCATATGATCCAAATAGGGGATTTGGTAGAATGGGTGGAATGGGTAATACAAGTTACGTTGCACCTGACACGTCTTATTCAAGTGGTTTTGATTATGCAAGATCAATAGCAGGCGGAATACCTGCATCACAAATGATTTCAAGTGGGGTTTCATATTCACCTGACCAACCGGGCGGTTATACACAAGAAGATATTAACAGACCACCCCTACCTGATCTTGGGGTTGTACCTTTGCCAATGCCTAGACCAAATGTTGAAGATGTAAGGATGCCACCACCAAGAGATTTTATGCCTGGTGACTTTATGCCTGGTGATTTTGATATAAGGGATTTTGATTTTTCAAACATTAGACCAAACATTGATTTTAGGATGCCTCAGTTAAACATTCCACAAATGCCACAACCACAAGTCGGTGGATTGTTTGGTGGCCTTGGTAGAATTGGATCAGGTATCACAGGTGCGCAAAACACCTTTGATAAATTTAAAGATGATTTAAAACAACAAGCAATACAAGGTTTATTTGGAATTGGGAAAACACCACTAGTTAAATAAATGCCAACACACGAAGAAGCTGTCAAGGCTGAACAAGCCGAACAAATATTAAACTCAGATGTATTTAAGGAAGTTGTAGAAAACCTTAAAAACGAATACATCAACTTTTGGTTAAACTCTCGTGATATAAAAGATGTGAATATCAGAGAGGACTTACATAGATCAATTTTATTAATACCTGAGATAGAAAAACATCTTAGAATCATTGCAGAGAAAGGCAAACTCACTAAAGCACATATCAATAAGATTCGTAGCGTAGGCTAAAAATCTTTTCTTTTTTAAATAAATTCATATAAAATACTTATAAATACACATAAGGAGTATTTATGAGCAATAACGGAAAACCGACTGCTTTACAAACTGAAGGAGAACTAGCTACTTCTGCGTTTGAAAGTTTCTTAACTCCTCAAGAGGAAACAGTTAAAGAAGCAGTCACAAATGAAGTAGAAGAGGAAGTCATTGAAGAGGATGAATTACCAGAAGCAGCCGAACTTGAAGAAGAGATGGTTGAAGATGAAGAATCCGATTTTGATGATCAAATTGATGACGAAGAACAAACTGAGGTTGAGGACGAACAAGAGCAACCCACCCACTACAAAGTCAGAGTTGACGGAGAAGAGGTAGAGGTCACGCTTGAGGAACTCCAAAGCGGATATTCACGTCAGCAAGATTACACGCGCAAAACTCAAGAGCTGTCGCAACAACGGAAAACCATTGAGCAACAGCAACAAGAATTAGCGCAAAAGGATGCTATTTACGCACAGTTGTTACCTGAGATGGAAACCCAATTAAAGGGTGAATTGGCAAACGAGCCAGATTGGAACAAGTTATATGAAGATGATCCAATCGCTTATGTCAGAGAAAAGCAGGTTTGGGATGATAAAAGAGCAAGACTAAGTGCTGTTAATGCTGAACAAAAAAGACTTCAAGAGGAGTCTTATGTAAAGCAACAACAAGAACTTCAACAATATGTTGAGTATAGTCAAAATAAATTGCTTGAAGTTTTGCCAGAATGGCAAGATGCAGAATTAGCCCAAAAAGAAAAAAATGCTATTCGTGACTATGCGATTAATGATCTTGGTTATACCCAAGATGAAATTAATCAAATATATGACTACCGAGCCTTACTTGGTTTAAGAAATGCTTGGTTGCAAAACAAAACTGTTAAAGCAACTAAGAAAAAACCAACGGAAAAAGCAAAGGCTAGGGTTGCAAGACCTGGTACTACGAACCGACCAAGATCAGTAACTCCTGTGAAGAAAGCAAAACAAAGGTTAGCTAAAACTGGGAAACCCTCAGATGCAGCTAAAGTTTTTGAACAATTATTAAAGTAATTTACAAGGAGTAATATTATGGCAAAAGTAACTAACGCTTTTGATACTTACACCGCAACTGCTGATAGAGAAGATTTAAGTAATATCATTTACAACATCTCTCCTATGCAAACTCCGTTCATGTCCTCAATCGGTACACGAAATGTGAGCAATGTGGTGTTTGATTGGCAAACAGAATCTCTACCTACACCAAGTGCAAGTGGAGAATTAGAAGGCTTCGAACTTTCAAGAGCAGCTTCAACTGCTACTGTAAGAGCAAGCAACGTATGTATGATCTCAAAAAGAGATGCAACTGTAACAGGATCTCAAGAGGGTTCAGATCCAGCAGGTAAAAGGTCAGAAATGGCACATCAACTTGCTATTATGTCTAAAGCCCTTAAAAGAGATATGGAAGAGGCTCTCTGTCAAAAAGGAGCTAAAACAACTGGTAATGCGACAACTGCTCGTGTAACTGGTGGTTTTGAATCTTGGATCACATCAAACGACTCAAGAGGTACTTCAGGTGCTTCTACAGGCGGTGGTGCTGCTCCAACTGACGGAACTCAAAGAGCTTTAACTGAAACTCTACTCAAAGATACACTTGAGTTAGCTTTCTCAAATGGTGGTGAACCATCATTGGCTATTTGTGGCCCACATAACAAACAAGTTATTAGTGGTTTCACAGGCAGATCACAAGCTAGACAATTTGTGGATCAAAATACTGTAGAGGCTTCAGTATCTATCTATTCATCTGACTTTGGTGAACTCAAAATCGTTCCATCAAACAGATCAAGAGAAAGATCGCTTCTTTTAGTAGATCCAGAATTTGCTAAAGTTGCTTATTTAAGAAATTTCCAAACAGTAGATATAGCTACTATTGGTGATGCAGAAACAAAAATGATCGTAGTTGAGTATGGACTAGAAGTGTCCAACGAAGCTGCTCATGGTGTTGTTGCAGATTTAAGCACATCCTAATTATCTGGGACGGATGGGAGTTAGTGCATTTGCATTAGCTCCCATTTTTTTATCTAACTAATATAAATGACACGATGTCATTTTATTTATCTATAAAGTTATTTCCCTAAAAGCCTTAGTCAATGATAAAATTATTAACAATATGGCAAGACGAACAATTATTGATCACAAGACTGGTTTTACCAATGAATTTGCTACGGAAGATAATAAGGTTGTTTATCACACCACCCAAGATATTGCTCCCGTTATAGAGCATTGCAAAGCATTATCAGAGAACAAGCCAGGCAAAGATTTACGCCATGTCGCAGAAGTACCCTTAGTGGTGTATCAAAGAGCCTGTAGAGAAGGCTGGGCGAATGACATGAAACAATGGAGAAAGTGGTTAAATCATTCTGATAATAAAGTCTTTAGAACATGGCAAGGTAAACTATGACATACGCAGAGCTTAAAACTAACATAGCTAATTATCTAAACAGATCAGATTTAACATCTGAAATAGATATATTTATTGATAATACTGAGGCTGAACTTAATCGTAGATTAAGAGTTGCAGACATGATTAAGCGTGCAACTGCTACTGCTGAAAATCAATATCTATCTTTACCTACCGATTGGTTAGAGGCTATCAACATTGAAATTACATCCAATGATTTTAGACCGCTTATGCAAATGTCTATTGAATCGCTTGATGTGTATAGAAAATCAATTAATAACAAAAACGGTCAACCTATTTACTATGCAATCGTTGACAACACTTTAGAACTTGCACCTATCCCTGATGCAAGTTATACATTACAATTAACCTACTACGGAAAGATTGATGCACTTTCTGACTCTAATACAAGTAATTTTGTATCAACGGGAAACCCAGATCTTTACTTGTACGGAGCATTAAAACACGCATCAATATTTCTAATGGAAGATGAACGAGTACCATTGTTTACTGCTCAGTTTGAAAAAGCCCTAGAAGAAATGCGACTAGAGCAAGAGAAAGCTGAGTTTGGTAAGGGTTCTTTGATGCAAAGAAGAAGAACCTACGGAAAAGTTCGTAAGAACATACACTATTGGAATAATAACTAGGAGAAATAAATGGCTGGATTTAGCGATTATTTAGAAGATAAAGTATTAGATCATGTATTTGGCGGAACTGCTTATACTGCACCAACAACATTATATGTGGCTTTATTTACTGTAGCACCAACTGATACTGGTGGCGGTACTGAAGTTTCAGGTGGAGCTTATGCAAGACAAACTGCTACATTCAATGTATCAGGTACATCCCCAACCACAGCAACTAACGCTGCTGCTGTAGAATATCCAACTGCAACCGCAGACTATGGAACAGTTGTAGCTGTAGGCATTATGGATGCCTCAAGCTCTGGTAACTTGCTTGCTTATGCAAGTTTGACTGCCTCAAAGGTTGTATCAAGTGGAGATGTATTCAGATTTGATGCTGGCGACTTAGACATTACATTAGCTTAATAACATGGCCCAAGTAGGCTACGGGTTATACAATTATGGTAAATCCAACTATGGGGATCTTCAGTATCACCTAGCACAAGCCACATCCGCACAAACCTCTTCTATGACTGCTTCAGCGAAGCAGATAGACAGAGGTATTGCAACCATTGCACAAACAAGCAGTATGACTGCTGTAGGCGTGCAGATTGATCGTGGTGTAGCAACATCCGCACAAACAAGCGGAATGACCTCAACTGGTCATAGAATCCATTTAGGAGTAGGTGCTTCTGCTCAAACCTCTAGCATGACAGCTATTGGTCGACAAATAGATAGAGGCGCATCCATAGGGCCAGTTGTTTCAAACATGACCGCAACTGGTCGATATACACTTACTGTTTCAGCTACCATAGCGCAAACCTCAAGCATGACTGCGGTGGGTACTCAGATTGATCGTGGCTTTGAAGACATTTCAGGAATTAGTAGTTTTTCAGCGAGTGGTGGTTTAAAATGGACTGAACAAGTTGTTGCAGACACAACTTGGACTGAATTAGGCAAACAAGAAGCAGCTTAAAGGAAAGATTTATGGCAGATACATTTACAACAAATTTAAACTTAACTAAACCAGAGGTTGGTGCATCAACTAACACTTGGGGTACAAAAATAAATACCGACTTGGATACTGTTGATGGCATTTTCAGTTTATCTGGAACTGCGGTTGATATGGGCCAAGTTGACTTCGGTGGTGCAGTTATTCTCAAGGGTACTAACCCAAGTTTAACAATAGGCGATGGCGATGCAGAAGATACTAAACTTGTCTTTGATGGTAACGCCCAAGACTTTTATATTGGTCTTGATGATAGCGCAGACGACCTAGTTATTGGTTCAGGATCAACAGTTGGTACAACACCAGCAGTTTCTATTGATGAAAACCAAAAGGCTACTTTTCCAAAAGTTATTACCGCCTCAACTTCAGCAAACATTACACAAGTTGCAATAACCTCAAGCTCTAACTCAATAGCTTGGGATGCGGCAGCAGCAGCTAACGCATATCATGTGACTACAGAAAACACGACTTTTGCAGCACCAACTAACGCTGTAGAAGGTGCAATTATTTCTGTAGAAATAGCTCAAGGTGCAACAGCAAGAACAATCGCTTGGAACACCATATTTGAATTTGCAGCGAGTACAGCACCGACAATAACAGCTACAGCTAACAAAACTGACATATTAGCATTTAGATACAACGGCTCAGTATGGCAAGAAATAGGCAGAGTCCAAAACCTAGCACAAACATAATATGGAAACGCTACAGCGTACAGCAAATAGAGGAAGCATATCTACTGGGTACGATATTGATAACTCTTTGAAGTTTGAAAGAGCTAATAGCGAACAAATATTTACATCAAACGCGGCATCAGGGAATAGAAAAACTTGGACTTTTAGTGCTTGGATTAAAAGAACTGAACTAAGCCAAGATTATCATACTATTTTTAGTTGTGGTTATAGCAACATACAAATTATGTCTAATGATAGACCAAGATTAATTTTGTATAACGGAAGTAGTGAAGTATATGCTGACCCTGAAATGCTTATGCGAGATACTGCGGCTTGGTATCATATCGTGGTTCAAGTTGATTCAACACAAAGCACAGCATCAGACAGAGTAAAATGGTATATAAATGGAGATAGAATAACAAATTTTAATAATTCTACTTATACAAATATGTCGCAAAACGAAGATTTTGACTTTGGTCAAGCTGGTTCAGGAAGCGATAATTATTTACGCTTAGGTGAGTTTTTTGGTGGCAGTGAGGGTTTTAGTGGGTATATGGCTGATGTTTATTATCTAAATGGAACAGCGGCACAAGCATCTGATTTTGGTGAATATGATTCTGATAGTGGTATTTGGATTCCCAAAGAATACACAGGCAGTGGTTATGGAACTCAAGGTTTTAAATATGAGTTTAAAGATTCTTCTGCATTGGGTACAGATACAAGTGGTGAAGGACATGATGCAAATAATTTAAGCAACATCACAGCCGCAGATCAAGCAACTGACACACCGACTAATAATTTTTGTACTCCACTTTTAATTCAACCTTTTTCAAGCACAGACACCATTACACATACTGAAGGCGGTACAAAACTTACTACAGGTTCAGGTACAGGTTGGCGAACCAATATGGCATCTGTATCTTTATCTAGCGGTAAATGGTATTTTGAAGCAAAACATCCAGGTACGATTGATGGCGATGCTATTATGACAAGTATTGTGCCTACTGCTAGATTTGGAAATAGTGGATATGCAAGTTTCTATGGTGGTCAATCAAGTGGTGATGGTATAGGATGGTACTGGGATTCAACAAGATTTAGATATGATGATGGTAGTGCAATTAGTCCGCCTACCAATACTGTAAATTCAGGTGACATATTAGGAATCGCACTAGATATGGATAATAATTTTGTTTATTCAAGAATTAATGGTGGTGCTTGGCATAATAATGGTTCAGCCGATGGAGACCCTACAAGTGGTTCTAGTGGTACAGGTGGTTTTGCAGTAGCAGACGAACCTCATATGATTTGTACTTCTATGTATCAACCACTTAGAAACTTTTTTGTAAACTATGGTGGTTATAATGCTTTTCCAGTTTCAAGTGCAGCAAGTGATGCAAATGGATATGGTGTTTTCGAATACGCACCGCCATCAGGCTACTATGCAATTTGTACTAAAAACTTAGCGGAGTACGGATAATGGCTTATACAACAATAGATGATGGTTCAGCACATTTTCAAACCACCCTCTATACAGGTGATGGTAACGACCCTAGAACAGTAACAAATGGTGGAAACTCTGATTTGCAACCTGACTGGGTTATTATAAAGTACAGAACAGCAGGAGTAAGCCCATCAACTTACGACAGTACCAGAGGAGCAACCAAAAGACTTTTCACTGATTTTGGTAGTACAGAAGCAACCTTAACAACTGGTGTAAAGGCTTTTAATACTGATGGCTTTACAGTAGGCGATTTAGGAGAAGTCAATACCAATAATGTTCCTTATGTAGCTTGGCAATGGCATTGTAACAGTGGTACAACATCATCTAATACAGAAGGCAATACCACTAATACATTACAAGTAAATACAACAGCAGGATTTAGTATTAGTACGTTTACAAGTGCATCGTCAGGCAACACAACAATTGGGCATGGTTTGGGCGGAGTTCCTGAATTTTTTATGATTAAAGCAAGAAATAATGATTTTGGTTGGTGGGTAAACCATGTTGGTATGGGAGACCAAAGTGATAAATATGTGGCATGGAATACAACAGGCGATGCGGCTACAGTATCTTGGGGAGCGGCACCTACAAGCACCTTGATTACATTATCACAAGCCTTTACAGCTTCAAGCAAAAACACAGTTTGTTATGCTTTTAAAGAAAAGCAAGGCTATAGCAAGTTTGGAAAATATACAGGTAATGGAAATGCAGATGGTACATTTGTTTATACAGGATTTAAACCTGCATTTTTTGTATGCAAAAGAACTGACAACACAGGTAACTGGTTGATGTTTGATAATAAACGAGACGGTATAAATCCTAGTGGTAGATATTTTTATGCCAATGGAGGTAATGCTGAATTTGATTCAACCACAGTATTATGTGATTTTGTAAGTAATGGTGTAAAAGTAAGGTCAAATAACAATGACATAGGTACATCCAATGCCACTTATATTTTTTTAGCATTTGCAGAGAATCCATTTACAACATCAACAGGGATACCAACAACAGCAAGATAATATATAATAGGAATTAATTATGTGGGCATTAGTAGAAAACAACGAAATAAGCAAGGTTTATAACAACCCTAAAGCTATAACTATTGGGGATGTAAACTATCCTGCCAATATTTTTAGCGTATGGTCAAGCGATGATCTTGAGGGTATCGGTATATATGAGGTCGTTATTGATAACACCAATTATAAAAACCCTGAATATTACATTAACACCGATCAATCATTTACTTTTGCAGACGATACAGTCACCGCTTCATACGGAACTGCAACTGCAAGACCATTAGATGATTCAACTGATGATGATGGTAATGTAAATAAAGGCCTTAAAACATTACACAAAGAAGTTATAGATAGCCAGGCTTACTCATTATTAGAACCAAACGATTGGTTGGTTGTAAGAAATCAAGAGTCTGGAACAGCTATACCTTCAGATTGGTCAACCTTTAGAACTAATGTTAGATCAACCGCATCGACCATGAAGGGTTTAATTGATGGTGTAAGCGATGTTGATGGGTTAGAAGCACTTTATGTTTACGACCCAGAAACAGGCACAAGACCTTTAGGAGAATGGCCTACAGCTCCATCTTCTTAATGACACATAAACCAAGCTCTTATACAATAAGGCTATGGCATTATTTCCAATAACACCCCCAGCAGGGATCGTAAAAAACGGAACTGACTACGCAAACAAAGGTCGTTGGGTAGATGGTGATTTAGTTCGTTTTGAGAATGGCTACCTAAAACCTATCGGTGGTTGGGACAAATTAAGAGATTCAGCACTTACAGGTGGAGTTATTGGTCTATTTGCACACAAAGACAACACAGGTGAAAACATCCTTGCAGTTGGCACAAGACAAAAGGTTTATGTTTTATATAACAATACTTGGACAGATATAACACCCGTAGGTTTTGTAAATGATGCAAGCGATGATCCTTTGGGCTATGGTGCTTATCATTGGGGTGTTGAAGATTATGGCGATGCAAGAAGTCAATCAGGCTTAGTTTTACAAGCAGGTTATTTTTCTTTTGATAACTGGGGTGAGGATTTAGTCTTTACCTTTTCTAAAGATGGCAAAATCTACAAATGGCGACCAAACTCAGGCGGTACAGCCGACACCATTGCAACTGTAGTCACCAACGCACCTACAGGTAATTTATCAACACTGGTAACTAATGAAAGACATTTAGTGGCTATAGGTTCAGCCAGTGATCCAAGAAAGATTGCATGGTCAACCAGAGAAGATCGTAATACTTGGACATCAAAAGCAACCAATACCGCAGGTGATTTAATTATTCCCACAGGTGGACGAGCCTTGTTTGCTGTTAAGTTTAGATCCGATGTCATAATTTTTAGTGATACAGGTATCAACAGAATGTATTATTCTGGCTCACCTTTTGTTTATGGTATTGCCGATGCAGGTCAAAACTGTAAATCTATAAGCCCTAAAGCTGTAGTATCTACGGGTAACTTTTTAGCATGGATGGGTGAAAACTCATTCTTTGTTTATGATGGTGTGGTTAGAGAGATTAAATGCGATGTGCATGATTATGTCTTTGACAACATTAATGTTGCAGGTAGAGCCGCATCATGGGGTGGACATAACTCTAATTTTAACGAAATATGGTGGGGATTCCCTGTAGGCGATTCGCAATATTCATCAAACAAATATGTGATATGGAACTATGTTGATAATGTATGGTCGATAGGTTCTATGGATCGTGGTGCATGGATTGACCAAGGTGCATTTACTTATCCAATCGCAGGTGATTCTAGTGGTTTTGTTTACGAACACGAATCAACATCTTTAGATAATTCACCTAGCATTAATTCTCAAGTACCTTTCTGTCAAACAGGGCCAATACAAATCGGCAATGGTGATAGATATGTGCAATGCAATCAGATTATTCCAGACGAAGAAGCAAACTCTTTACCTGGTGTAACCCTTAGTTTCAAAGGTAAATTTACTCCGCTTGGTGCGGAACAAGATTTTGGATCATTTACCTTTGAAAATGATGGCTATACCGATGCAAGATTTACCGCACGTCAAGTACAAATGACAGTCACAGGCAGCAAAACGCAAGACTTCCAAGTCGGTAATATACGCTTAGATGTAAAGAATAGAGGTAAAAGATAATGGATTTATCCTCACAACGACAGTACATACAGCGTGCTATCAATGTTAAATATTCTTTTGCGGCCACAACACAGCAAACAATATATACAGCACCTACGGGTGGTGACTTTGATTTTGCAATTGTTAAAGGTTTTTTAGCTTGCGATCATGGTAATCAGCAAACCAATTTAGATGTATCAATTACCGACACTAGCTCTAATGAGTTTTTTATCTATAAACAAAAAAACATAACAGCACACGCTACTGAAGAATTACAAACTAACGCAGGGATAATTCTACTGCAAGGTGAAATCATCAAAGCACAAGTCAACCATGCAAATATTGACTTGGTTTTAAGCATTATTGAGTATGGAAAAGGCGACTAATATTGTCGAGTTCCCCAAGAAAGATGCTTGGGAGATTGAATGGAATCGCTGTAAACATTGGATTGCGAAGGCTATCAAACACCAAGATTCCTATACATTAGACGATATTGAAGATAAAATAAGGCATGGATTATTCCATTTGTGGCCCGCAGAGAAATCTGTAATGGTCACAGAATTTGTAGTATTCCCACAGAATACAGCATTAAATTTGTTATTTTGTGGTGGAGATTACAAAGAATTAGAAGAAATGTTGCCATCTATAGAGGCGTTTGCAAAAGCCGCAGGATGTAAAAGATTATATGGCGGTGGTCGAAAAGGATGGTTAAGAAAACTAAAACATTTAGGCTTTGAGCCAGAATATTTAATTAGAAAAGAACTATGAGTAAAGGATCAACTACAAGTAAAGCTGAAGTACCAGCTTTCCAAAGGCAAATGTACGAAGATGTTTTCCGAGCAGGAAAATCTATTGCACAACAACCATTTATACCATATACAGGCGCACAAGTAGCTGGCTTTAATCCAGATCAGTTAAGACAAATGCAAGCTACAAGAGGATTGTTTGAGTCCTCAATGGGCTATGATCCAAGAGCAGGCATACAAGAATTAGCGACTATGCAAGCACCAACCATAACCCCGGTCACAGGCACAACTCCACAAATAGGAGATATACCTACATATGGCGGTGCGCAGATAGGAGATGTTCAAGCTCCTCAATTTACAGGTTTACTAGATGTAGATATTGGCGCTTATCAATCTCCTTATCAACAACAAGTTATCGATCAAACAATGGCTGACATACAAAGGCAAGCTGATATTGCTAGAGGTATGTCACAATCAAGAGCTATTGGCGCAGGTGCTTTTGGCGGTTCAAGATCTGCATTATTAGAGCAAGAATCACAAAGGCCATTCATTGAGCAAATGGCTAGAACTGTTGCTGGGCAAAGAGAAAGAGGATTTAGCCAAGCACAACAAGCAGCACAAGCTGATTTAGCTAGACAACAACAACTTGGTATGTTTGGATCTGAACAAGGACAACAACTTGCCTTACAACAAGCACAATTACAGCAACAAGCCGGGCTTTTAGGTTCAGAACAAGCACAACAAAGAGCATTAGAGCAAGCAAGATTAGCTCAACAAACAGGTATGGCAGAACTAGACATAGCTGGCAGAGCAGCCTTGATGCAACCTGAACTTGATCTTAGAACTAGACAATTCCAAGCAGGATTGCTTGGTGGACAGTTAGAAGATCAATACAGAGGTTTAGGTTTACTTGGTGGTATTGGTGGTCAACAACAAGCTCTACAACAAAGAGCTATGGATCAGGCTTACAACGAGTTCTTGAGAGCGCAAGGTTATGGACAACAACAATTAGGCGCACTCACGCAAGCACTAAGTGGTGTACCTGCTTTAATGAGTCAAAGAGAAAAGAAAAAAACAGGCGCAGGCGATATCTTAGGAACTATCGCAGGCATATTTAGTTAGAGGTCTTTATGAGTTTTGGACAATTAAAAACTAGCGGTGGAAACTTTGTATCAAGGCTTGGTGGCTTTGGTGACGATGAAGGCGAATTATTAACTAAAACCGAACTAATGAATTTATCAAAAGATGAATTTGATAAATACCAACAAAAAAGAACAGAAGCCCAACAACAAGGTATGCGAGAACTTGCAGCCAGATTATCCGATGCTTTTGCAGGTAGAGATATTGTAGGTAGAGCGCAAGAAAGAAGAAGTACCAATCTTCAAAGAGAAAATCAAATTAAACAAGAAAAGAAAAGGAAAGAATTAGAACAAATATTTCAAACTAATAAATTGTCTGATTTTGATACAAATAGAGAATACTATAAAACTTTAGGTTCTGAATTGATTGGTAAAGGGTATTTAGATCAAGGATTAAAGTTTGCAGAACTTGGCAGGCCACAAACACCTGAAGATTTAAGATCAGATATTTTAAAACAACAAGGCGTTGAAGCTAAAGTTTGGAGTCCTGTAAAAAAAGGTCTAACAAATTTCCAACAACTACTTGATGCAGCAGAAAGCGATACAGGAACAGGATCTTATGCTTTAATGATTAAATTTATTAAACAACTTGACGATTCTGTTGTAAGAGAAGGTGAAGTAAGAACTTTTGGTAATTTCCAAGGTATTTATGCTAATTTAAAAAATGAATTAGAAAAAGCCAAAGGTGAAGGTTTTAGCGCACAAACTAGAGCAAATATTGTAAATCTAGGTAGGAAATCTGCCGAAGCCCTATGGAATGATTGGACACAATATAAAGATACAAAAAATCAATCTTACAATGTTTTAGGTATAACTCCTGAATTAGTATTTTCTGGTTTAAATTATGATGTTGAGCCTCTTGGTTTTGGAACTACAACAACAGTGCAAGACATTGAAAACATACCATATAAAATAAAACAATGAACGAAGAATTTACAATCTTAGAAATACCTCAAGGTGATTTGATGGTGTCTAAAGATTTTGCAAGTCTATCAGAGCAAGAAAAACAAAAAGAAATTAAAAGAGCAATTAAGAATAATCAATTCGTTGGTGAAAAACAGTTATCAGGTACAGACGTTGCTACACAAGCTATGGCAAACTTATTTCCAAGCGCAGTACAATTTGGAAAAGACATTACTTACCCAATAAGAGAACCATTAGATTTTGCAAAAAATATTGCAACCCTTGGGAAAGGAGTTGTTGAGTTAGCAATACCTGGTGAACAAGAAAATGAAAAAGTTGCTAGAGATGTTGGTAGATTTTTAGCTAATCGATATGGTGGCATGGAAAATATTAAAAGGACTATCGCAGAAGATCCTGTTGGTTTTATGTCAGACGTTTCTGCAATATTTACTTTTGGCGGAACATTAGCAGCAAAAGCACCCGGACAACTTGGAACAATAGGAGCTAAAGCATCTCAAGTAGGTCAAGCTGTCGATCCTCTTATGTTGGTAGGAAAAACTGCAAAAACAACAGGAGCAGGTGTTGCTGAATTATCAGGCAAACTAACAGGCGCAGGAGCAGAGGCAGTAAAAACTGCTGTAAGGGCTGGTCAAGAAGGCGGTCAAGCATCTTCAGCTTTTTTAAGAAATATTTTAGGCAAAGAATCGCCTGAAGTGACTGTAGCCAAAGCTAAGTCTGGTATAGATGAAATGAGAAGAAAAAAGAATTTAGCTTATCAACAAGGAATGGAAGCTATAGATTCATCTAAAAAAATAGACTTTGATGCTGTTGAAAAATTAATCAAAGATCAATTAGGTGAATTTTATATTACAGGAGAAAAAGGCAAAGTTTTAAAGGGCGGTAAAACCACACAAACTAAAATTGATGAAATTAATAAACTTGTTAAAGCATGGAAAGCAGATAAATCCTTGCATACAGTAGAAGGTATTGATGCCTTAAAAATAGCTATTGACGATTTAAAACCATCAATTACAGATAAAACAAAACAAGCTGCTTTTGCTGTTGATAGAACAAAAAATATAGTTAAGAAAGCCATTGTTGATGCTGAACCAAAATATGCAAAAGTAATGCAAGATTATTCTGATGCTGCCTCTCTTTTAGACGAAATACAAAAATCTTTAATTGGTGGCAACAAAGCCTCTGCTGATACAGCTCTGAGAAAATTACAATCAGTAATGCGTAATAATGTAAATACAAACTTTGGTGCAAGATTAGAGAACTTTAGAAATTTAGATTCTGTAGATGATCTATTTTTAGCAGAAAGAGTTGCAGGCCAAGCATTATCTCCTTTAGGTGGTAGAGGTATAGCAGGACAGATTAGTCCATATGGTGTACTAGCCACAGGAGCAGCTGACTTAGGTGTTGGTGCATTAACAGCATTAGGAACAAGTCCAAAGGTTTCAGGATTGACAGCTTATGGATCAGGTGTTCTTTCAAGACCATTGGTTAAAGATATTCCTGGTCTAAGTATGTCAGTAGCAGAAGCCACAAGATCGGCTTCACCTTATGCAAACCTCGTAAGAATACAAAGTTTATTAGCGCAAGAGGCAGAACAAAACGAGTAGCATAAATGCCAAGGGCCACAGAACGAATTGGTCGATCAGGTGAGTACCTCACAGCAGCACTCCTCTCTCAAGTTTCCGATACAGTTCTCGTTGTTCCGCATGGCTCAGAAGCAGATATAGTCTTTGAACACGAAAACAAACTTTACAAAGTCCAAGTTAAAACATCATCTAAAATAAACAAGGGCAGAGTTAATTGGCGATTTGATATGCGTAGAGGATCGCATAGCAGAGATAGACAATATCAACACCAAGCCATTGATATCTTTGCTTTGGTTTGTCTTAAATATAGAAACGCAGTTTTTATCAAGCCTATAGATCAAAACCAGATAACCATAGCAGACGAACACATGAAGAATAATGATGCTGTAAACAACATTCTTGATATATTGTCTAATATACACTAAACTTCATAATTATACATTGGGAGATGTTATGAAAACTTTAGACGATTTATTTACTATCTATTGCAAAGACTTATCTAGGAGAGGAACTAAAACAATAGATAAGATTAAACAAACCTACAACAACAATATCCAACCTACACTTGGTCATAAGGATATAACCACTATCATTCGTGGTGATATTGCAACATTACATTTTGATATAAGTGATCGCGCACCCTATGTTGCTAATAAATGCCTAGGCATCTTAAAAGCTATGTATAACCTAGCAATCACTTTATCTTTGGTTGACACCAACCCCGCATCGCACATCCACAAAAACAGAGAGAACAAACGCAAACGCTACCTCACAAATGACGAGCTAGTAAAACTGTTTGCAGTCTTAGATAAGTACGCAAATAAAGATCAGTACAAGAAGTCAGTCGCATTTATCAAGCTGCTACTCTTAACGGGTGCGCGGAAGGGGGAGATAGCAAAGGCTAAATGGTCTGATTTAGTAGGTAATTCATTGGTTATTAAAGATCACAAAACCGATAAGCTGGGTGATGATAGGATCATTCATCTACCGCCTTTGGCTATGGATGTGGTGAATAAGCTAGATAAAAGCGGTGAATATATCGTTGGTATCAAGACACCGAGAAGGGCATGGGAAACATTCAAGCGCGAGGCGGGGTGCGCGGATGTGAGACTCCATGATATTAGACATAGCTTTGCATCCTGGTCATTACAAAAGATGAATTTATCAGAGGTTGGTCAGCTTCTTGGTCATAAAGATATTGCAACCACCCAGAGGTATGCTCATATTCACCAAGACCAAGCGATAGCCAACGCGCAGAAAGTTGGTCAGCACATAGAAAGTATTATAGAAAGTAATCTATAAATTATTTATGTCAATGCAAACGCGATTCTCATTTGGTGTATGAATACCTAACTTAATTAGGTATTCAGCTACACATTGAGGATCTTTTTCGTTTGCACGACAAAACATTACAAAATCTCTCATTAAATCTCTGTCCAAATGTATAGGCTTTCTACCTTCACATTCGTTTTTTACAGGATCATCAAAGTCTGCAAAGTTCATATTCATAACTCCTAGACCTTAGTTTCTATTCTATAAGGCCCAATGTTGTTACCCTCACCATCTACACCATGCACCATCTCAAGTTCTAAGTCGATGTAGTGCTTGGCTTTTAACAAGTCATTCACAACATTGTCCTTATTTCTGGTTACATATTTAACAACATTACCCAGATTCCAAGACAAGTTGTTAGCGTAAATGTAGTCCGTTGGTGATACTTTGAGCTTTTTATAATGATCGCCACCGATTTGTCTGTTGGTAGCTTTATTATCAATCGCTCTATCCCATTGCTCGGGTGTTACATCATCTATACTCATTATTTCTCCTATTTATTTAACTTACTATATTGCATATTCTAATGCTATCGTGTAAATTTAACAACTATAAAGTACAAAAAGGGAGTATTATGGAATTTGAAAATACCGATACTAGCAAATTTTTCGACACGAAAGAGCTTGCACAAAGGTGGAAGATCAGTCCACGCACCTTAGAAAATCAAAGAGGCAAAGGTCAAGGGCCTGAGTTCTTTAAGATAGGTGGCAAGGTTTTATACGATAGAGAATATATAGAACAATACGAAAAAGGTAAAATAGTATCTAATGGCTCACGCAATATTTAGCCCTTCCTCTGCTGATCGATGGTTTAAATGCCCTGCTTCGGCATACCTAAACTATCAAGCAGAATATACTGTTGGCTTGCCAGCAGCTACAGGAACACTCATTCACTCTATGACAGAAATGCTACTCAAGGATCGTTTGCGCGATATGACCTTGCGCGATTATTGGCTTGATCGTAAAGAAGTTGTAGAAGATTTTGAGATTGAAGTAGATGAAGACATGGTTGCCTGTGCCGAAGTCTATGTAGATTACATTCAGAAAAGACAAAAAGAGTTGGGTGCGCGGAGCGTGATAGAAGAAAAAGTTTATTTAGATGAAATATCAGACAAGTGTCATGGTACTGCTGACTGTATTTTATTAGCAGAAGATAGAATCTGTGTTATAGATTTAAAGTCTGGTAAGTGGAATGTAGAAGCCATGAAGAATAAACAGCTTATGATCTATGGCTTGGGTGCGCTAACTAGATATGGAGGTGGCAATCCTGATATCACTATGGAGCTAACCATAGTACAACCAAGAGTCAAAAACCAAATCAAGACATTTGAAATCTCAGCACCTAACTTGGTGGAATGGGGTTTTACAGACTTAAAGCAAGCTACAGATGCTTGCAATGAGGAAAGCCCACAATATAACTTTGGAGATCATTGCAGATTTTGTAATGCCAAAGCTAATTGTGATGAATATAAACACAACTCTGGAGAGTAATTATGACTAAAGAGAACGAAGAGCTTACCTTTGGCTTTGCCGATGACGACAAAGAATATAAGGTAAACGATTTGTCTGAGGAACATAGACTTGTTTATGACAAGGTTATGTTAATTAACAGACAAAAAAATGAGATTGTTAGCAATGCAAACTTTGAGGTTGAAAAGCTAGACATTCTTGCAAAGCATTACAGTAATCTTCTAAAAGAAGCTGTAACACCAAAGAAAAAAGTAGAGGTGGTTAAATGAGTCTAGCTGCAATTAGAAAAAAGGCTAAATTAAAACCACCTATTATTGTTTTATATGGGCCTGGAGGGATAGGTAAAACAACCTTTGCTGCAAGCATGGGTAAAGTAATTATCGTGCAATCAGAAGATGGCATAGGAAAGATTGAGTGTGATCACTTTCCTGTTGCAAAGTCTTGGGCTGATTTTATTGATAATTTAAAAGGACTTCTAACAGAAGATCACGAGTATAAAGTTGTTTGTGTCGATTCACTAGATTGGTGCGAAACTTTACTTTGGGATCATGTATGTCAAGAAAATGGTTGGGCGCAGATTGACACCCCTGCTTATGGTAAGGGATACGTTGCTGCTCTCAATGGATGGAAGGAGTATGTATCAATACTCAATCAGCTTAGAGATAAAGGTATGACAGTTTTACAAATTGCTCATAACCAAATCAAAAGGTATGAAGATCCATCACAAGAACCACACGACAGACATGAAATTAAATTGCATAGGAAAGCTGCTGACTTGATTGTTGAACATTCAGATGCAGTATTCTTTTCCAACTACAAAATTGGAACTGTGCAAGTCAAAGGTAAGGGTGGCGGTATGACTACCAAAACTGTTGCTGGAGATAGAACTATCTTCACCGCGCAAGCACCTGGTTATCTAGCGAAGAATCGTTATGGTTTACCAAGTGAAATGCCTATGGATTGGAAAGCAATTCGTGAGGAAATGTTGAAGTGAGCGAATTAAGGGAAGTCGATAGAGTAAAGAAAACCTTAGAGTTGTGCAGAGATGCTTTGAACAATGAGATTGATGCAATCAACCCAGAGGACAATTCTTTACCTGTTGACGGACTGCATTGGCTTATTTCTCTTGAGGCGGATTGTAAGGATTTAGTCAAATATTTATCTGACTACGATTCTTACGATCCAGGTTAATTTTAAAGTAAGGGTAAATTATGGATTATTCAGAATATAAAAAAGAAGATGTGCTTGGAGATGAATCAGGCACAAGCATTGAGCCTGGCATACATGAAATTAAATGTATGACAGAGGAGTTGTTTGAGGGAGAAGATAAAAATGGTGTTGTCCGCAAGGTGGTGCTAGATTTTATTTTTCCTAAAGGACAAGCAAAGGTTAAAGAATGGTACACAATAAATAGTGGAAACCCAAAGGCTGAAAATATTGGTATAGCAAAACTCAATGGTCTTATGGTTGCTGCTGGACTAAATAAATTTAGTGAAACTTGGAGTACCGATGGTCTTGTTGGTAAATCTGTGATTTGTAAAATTATTGAAGTTGAAAAGGAAGGTAAGAAATATTTACAAATTGATGATGATTATGGCAGAAACTACAAACCTGTGAAGGAAGAAACACCTTCTAAGGTTGTAAAAGAGGAGAAGCCAAGTGCATCAGAAAACACAGACGAAATACCATTTTAATGCTTTAAAAATGCGCCCAGCTTTATGCGCTTATTGTCGCATACCTGCTGGGCCATACTTGAGCATTAGGGAGAACACAATATATGGAGCTTGCTCCAAAGAACAT